AATCTATACTCAACATTATCGATAGTTGTGGTAAATGCCGTCCCTGCATTAATTGTCGCAGATGTAAGTGCAGTATCATTGAGAGTGATATTTAACTCTGCTCTTGGAGCACGAACTGATCTTGGCTCATATCCGAATGTTTTTGCGTGTCCAACGACACTTGATCTAAGTTGTGCGGTGTCAATGAACATTTCATTTGCTAACATGTTCGCGTGAAACCCAAGGTAATGAGTGTTATATGCCAACACATCAAGCAGTGCGTTTATACCAGCTCCCTCAAAATCATAGTCAAGGAACTGGTTTTGATTTTTCATATAGGTCTTGAGATTATCTTTGATTACATCAAAGTCAAGACCTGTGATTTCTAATTTTTGATTGTTTGCCATTATCGTATTATCTCCATAGTTAGTGCTAAGTCAACCGACTCTGGAGGCCCATTGACAATGGAAAAATTTATTGATATATCATATGCGTTATTGTCAAGTTGAGCATTTACATCGACAAAATTAAGACTTGCTCTTGGCTCGTAGTTGTTAATAACATCGGTTACTGCTTGACTTATCGCAAGTGATGTGAGAGGAGAGGCAATTTCAAATAGTAACTCTCTTACACCAGAGCCTATCTCTGGGTGAAAAGGTTTTTCATAAAAATTAGTCAACACAAGATTTCTGACAGAACGCTTAATTGCTTGCACGTTTGTCAAAGTGTTTACATCTTTGTCAACTGAACGTTTTGTAAAAAATAAATCTAAGTCACTGTAAACTCTACTGTTAAGAGACGAATTATTTTTATTTTCAGCATCTGATACTGTAAAACTATTTCTTGTTCTTGCGACTGCCATAATTACTCCAAAAGAGGTTACATTTATTTATAACGATTACTGCAATGTATACGTTTCTTTCACAGGAAGAAAACTATTCTCATCACCGTCCATCACTCTTATCTCTGATATCACAGCGTCAATGTTTTCGTACCAAAAATTTAAAAACTTGTGAACTCTTGGCATCTCTGGAACCAGATCATCCGTCTGCCATATAAATTCCTGTAGTATGTGACGATAATCTGGTATCCAATATAGTATGTCTACTGTAACTAATCTTTTCTTTTTTATTATCATTATTCACCATCTCCTACGGACCAGCAAAGGTGTTTGGACTTCCAGATGCGACAGTTGTGCAACCAGATACATCATCACCTATCCTTCCACAACCCTTACCATTAATAAAAACTGTCGTTGATCCTGTGTTAATTTTAGCTTGGTGTATTAGCACAAGCTAGAGTTTAGTGGCTTCGTGTGGATGATTTTTGTCATCCTGTCTACTAATGCCTGTTCCGTTCACAAACACATCTGGACTTCTCTCTAGTCTGTTGGGTACTTTGCAATGTATTACATCTTGATCTACCCTATCTCCTCTACAAATTGCTGGCATATTTTCTCTCCTTTATCATTAATTCTTGTAGTCTAACATTCCACCGTGATAACTCTTCGTGTTGTTCTTCTGTATGCTGTCCATCCTCACCCTCTGGTTCTGGAAGGTCAGGCAAAAACTTAATAACATGCCAAAACTCAAAATCTTCTGGTATATCTTCATACCTATCAAATGTCACAAGTTCGTTACTCTTCAATTTAAATGTGAACTCTGCCATATTTTATTCTCCGTCCTCTGGGTTCAAGAAAATATTTGGACCCGCATCAATTGTAATGTCACGCAAAGATTCAATTTCAATGGCTCGGGTAGATGTATGGTCCCAAGTGGTTCCTGTTGTACTGTCCCATGCAGTGCCAACCGTTAGTGTAAATGTAGTTCCAGTTTTTAATAAAGTGCTTGTTTTTGACTGTATATTTAATCTACTAGCGGCAGCAATCGCCACAACACCTGTTTTTGTATTAGCCGTTTTTAGTGACATGTTATCTTCAGCTTGCAGTAAGATGTCGGACTCGCTTTCTAGTGTATAGTCTTTAATAACATTTAAATTAAAGTTACCGTTAACCACTCTCGTTTCATTTCCGCCAATACTAATATCAAAATCTCTTTCACCTTCCTTCACACTGCCAACTCTACCTTTGACTGCCTGTCTTATATCAAACGCATGACTTCCGATAATCTCCTCTTCCCGATTGCCACCACCTTTTTCCTCACCTCTGGCACCGACCTTTATTCTTTGGTTCTTGTGAATTTTACTGAACATATCACCTTCGACCTCTAGAACATAATCACCTTTGATAAGTTCGTTCTTGTTGCCATTAACAGTTACATTAAGGTCACCTTCTATGAGTATGCTTTTATCCTTAATTACAATCTCATAGCTCTCACCAACAACCTTTACAACCTTATCTCCTGTGGGATGTATCTCGGTAAATGTTCCAGATATATGTTGTTGTAACAATCTCTCACCACCAGGCGTATCGTCTACCTCATGTATATGACCACACTCACTTTCGTGAACATGGTTGTATGGATAATATGTTGGAGCATTTGACTTTGGGTCCAGTTCATTCCAAGTTCTTCTTGGGTCAGCCTTCCCGCCTGGCTGGACGCCAGTTGCAAGATGAGGCTTTGTTGAAATAGGAACTTCAGTTTGTTTCATTCCTCTTCTTTTGATAAGAGAGGGATGCGTCTCACCTATTGTGCCTCGAACTAGCCTATTTGTGTCTGGTTCATTTACTGTTTTGGGATATGTGTCAAATGGGTCATTAAACCCAAAGTCTGGGTCTGGAAGGTCAATGGGTTTGCCAGGAAGCGAACCCAGAACTATTGGACGCTGCATAAAGTTTGCGTCCAGAAAAAATCCAAACACATGCGTTCCCTCAACAAGAAAGTGAGGGGTATTACCCATTCCAGCCATTGAGGGTGTATCAGTAGGCGCTAGAACTTGAGCCCACGGCAAATCCTCAGTTGGAATTTTATTTATGTCATCATCATGATAACCAAAACAGCGAACACGAACTCGACTGGCTTTCTGTGGATCATCTCGGTCTTCTACTACCCCAATGAACCAACGAAAGCCGTCGATACCCATAAAATCATTTGAAACCATTGAAACCCTCTGTATATCATTTATACAGTCTATTTATAAGGGTTTAATGTAAATCAGGATCACGCCCTAGTCTACGACTACTAGGTGATGTGTATTCATATTTTTCAATATGTATGTTCTGTTCGCCATTATCTAAAAGATTGTCTCTAACATATGCTGCATCTAGTTCACTCAATTTGTCGGCAAAGATTTTGGTTACAGTCTTCTGACTAATCAAGTCAGCATGACCATGCAAATTGCATTTCTGCAACACTCTATATTTTATCATGGTTTAATATTTAGTAAAGAACTTCTTTCAAAAGAACAAAATCTGTCTTTCCCCTAGAAGATTCTACCTCAAGGAATACAGAGTTCATGTCTTTATCTTTAACAGGGCGGTAGCTTTTAGTCTTTTTAGACCAATAATGCGGCATGGATAATTCACCATCACCCATTACTAACCACTTTACATCATCAAACTTATCAGAGAACATATCAACAACTTTTCCTGTGTAAGTCTCATCACAATAGTCTTTGAATTTAACCGTATTGCCAATCATTTTATAACTCCCATAACCCAATTTTCTGCACAATCTTCAGCATACCTTTCAGAGTGCTCTCCCATAGGCCGTATCTCTTTGACATGATGTATGTCATGAATACCACCTTTACCGCCAGTTTCTACCTCAACCATTTTGACATGATACTCCTTACTATCATAATAAACAAATGCCTCTCTATGGCCACTATCACTACAGAACCAATGCAACTCTTTCATTCTACATACCTACCAAGTTAAAGTTCATACTAATAACAATCCTTTGATCGTCACTCAAGTTCTCTGTAACACGATGTTTCAGTGTGCTATCAAATATTAAAAAGAATCCCTCAATTGATTTCAGTGCTGTTTCTGAAACCAAATATTTGTTTGGGTTATATTGAAAGACAAAGTTCCCACTATTGTCTGGAACCTTAATCCAGAAGGCTGCACTGACATGTGGACCAGCGGCATAGTCTTTGAAGTTTTCATGGCTATGAAGTTGGGTTGTATCTCCCTTTTCATGAACGATTGCCCAATAAGATTCATTTCGGTCCTTGTGAATTTTAGGGTTAGCATCACATGACAGTTCTATTCCGT